NGGCTTGATCTTGGGCATCTCTGGTGGCTTATCGAGACAGCATTTCTTGTATTTCTTACCACTACCACAGGGGCAGGGAGCGTTTCTACTCAGCTTCGTGTTCACTGTAGAATACCTTTCGGGCTTGAGCGATTAGATCCGTGATAACAGACCTAAAGTACCTTTGCAAGTGAGTTTTGGTTGGAAGCTCGTCTCTAAACGATACCCAGTTTTTTAAAGGCATCGTAATTTTTAGAGTAGCATCTATGTTATCAGGGTCTTCCATCATGAATCGTGCTCTCATTATTCTATCCTCCTTTGGCATAGGCAGCATTTCTTTCAGCTCAGCATCCCTAGAGCCTACTTCTAGTGTTCCACATCCTCTCATGGATTATACTTCAAACACTTCTCGGCCATGGAGAGTCGGCCAGTGAAAGGGTCCTTTTGCATTTTGCGGTAGGAAGAGTACTTGAATGTTTCTCCTTCCAGCGTGGTCCACATACCCTCTGAGCAAAAGACTTCCCTGAAAAAGAAGCGGCTGTTGAGTTTGTCCTCGATCACCGGATATTTGTTCTTAAACTTGCGCTTGTTATTCTTCTTCTTACTCAGAGGAACTAGCTTCATTCGCGTTTTGCAGTTGAAGCAGAAGCGGCAAGATCTCTTCCCCATTAGAGACATCCTTTCTTGGGAGTGTAGTCTTCCTTGTTGGTCTCCATTTCGATCATCATCTCAATGACCCGCATGGCTTTCCGGAGATCCTCGATGCCGTTCTTCTTGCGCCAGCGCAGAACGTAGGTGCAAGCAGTAGCCTCAGCAAACGGCACATTATTTAAAAACATGAATGTAAAAGGCTCCATCGCTTTATACTGGGTGTAATGAGCCGGGCGGAAAACAGAATCGCCTTCGGGTCTGTGGGACGGATGCTTCTCCGGATCTGCTTCCTTAGCACCATCGTCCTTCTTACCCGTGTCTTCTTCAGATGTGCTTTTCCATCCTCGTTCCTCGACCTTTTCATGATCTTCTTCGAGAATCTCCTCGATCTTTTCTTTTGCTTCAGCACTTATTATATCGATCTTTTCTTTTGCCTCAGTGCTTATCATGAACATATGTTCCATCAAAATCCTCCTTCTTCTTCTGATTCGTTCCAGTGGCTATACCCGCGATCACGGGCAACCAACGTGGCTTCGATTGTGTCCAGTAGATCTTTTCCATACTTACCTGATACCCAACCTGTATCGTCTTCTTCCTCTAAGAGATAACGGAGGTAATCGCTAGGACAGTCTTTAACAGGTCGTACATCTCCTTTGTGTGGACCGAATTTGCCAAAAGGCATTATCATGTCGTAATCAACGCCCATGTTTCTCCTGTCTGATTTTTTGGAGTAGCAGTATAGTCCATCCTATTGTGCCTAACCAATTCATTCCAGCCGAGAACCACAGTTTCAGACTGAACATGCAGATACCGATGACCACTAAAGCGCTTGCCTGCACAACACTGGTATACTTGGAGGGTTTATTAGGACTGAAGATAGAAGGCGTAAGAGATCCTACTAGAAAACCCAAGCACACCGAGATGATATAATCCTGAATCATAAGTGCTTCCCCAAATAAACGGCTTTAGACCACTTGGCTTCAAACTTCTTATTATTTAATATATCCATCAAAATGCGGTATGATTTAAAACATTGTTCTTTCTCAACGATGGTGAGAAAGTCAGCCTTAGCTAACATATGTAGCTGAGCGGCCATCCCGGCTATACGCCCCAGACCTAAGTTACGCTCTTGAGCCCAGCGTTGAGCTGGTGTGGAAGGTTTCATAAAGGCACCCCATCACCAAAAACCTGAGATATTGCGAACACTCCCCCAAAACAAATCATAATCCAAGTGACAGCCATGGCTGCCCAGAAAAGTATGGCGCGGAGTTTACTCACTTAAATTCCTCCATAAGGGTCTTCGTACTCAAACTCCACACCGAATCCTGCCGGGTCCTCTATTACATCATCGACTCCTTCATTATACGCTTTAGTTAATAATTCTTCAACGTATTCCACGACAGCGTTTTTACGTTTTAACCGAGATAGTTTTCTAACTTCTTCCTCGGTCAATGTAGTATCGTCGTAATGACAGTTAGGCATCTTTTTCTTTCTCCAATTCCTTGCTAAAACATCCAATACAAGCAGCCATTTCAAATAATTTCTTTGCGAGTTTCAAAGTTTTTCTAGGTATGTCGTGTGCAGAAGGCTTCCCGCAAAAAGGGCAACAATGAATGAATATTACCCAGTACGTCTTCACCTCGCTCCAACTCTCCTTTTACCTTTTTCCTTTTTGAGCATGATCCTCATCATCAGAACAGATCCTTCGGCTGTCATAATTGTGTAAATAATACCTGCAAGGATGACAAACCACCATTGGCCTGTTTTGATCGGTTCCCAGATAGCTTTCAAGAGCAGTGCATAACAGAAGAACCATATTCCATTGGAGCCCCATGAGCACCATCGGTGGAAGCTGGGATCTCCAGAGGCCCTGGAACGTCCCGTGAGAGTGAAAGCCATATTCTGCACAAAGGATACACATGCCAACAGGATCAGATTAGACCACTGCACCTTTTGTGTGGCTGCCACAATAAGCTGTAAAATGTGCGATAACTCCATTGTGTTTGCTCCATATAAAAGACTCGCCCGCCGGGATCGCATCAACGAATCCCTCTTGATAATGCCAGGCGTCTATTGGGGAAAGAGTTGGGATCTGTCTGATAACTGTGCCACCAGCTGACGTAGTGGGCATGTACTTCCATTCCTTCTTGGTATGCTTGTGGCCCGTGTGCCATTCGCGGTATTTGCTTTGGCCCCATAGTTCCGGGAAGAATTGGGGCAACATGTTAACGACGTTGGTCTGTCGAATATTAGCGTCATGGGTAAAGCCAACAAGCAAATTGCCCCAGAGTCGAGCCTTTCGCCATGGCGGAGTATTATCCACGATCACGCGGTCGTCTTCCCGGAAGCGTTGTTTGATGATCTCGCTTAAATAAAACGAGGAGTGCATGTCATGGTTGCCTGGCACCCAAAGGATTTCCACAGGAGCCACATCACGGCACAACTTAACCACGTCGAACATGGCCTCAATAGCAGTGAGCAGGATCTTAGGCAGCCGGGTGTCCACATCAAGCATATGCTTCCCCAGAGGTGTAGTGCCCTGGTAGTTCTCAATGTGTAGATAGTCCTGACCGAATGGGAAAAAGATCTTTGATATGTTCCACGGACTGCAAAAGTCTAGGTTCTTGCGAGCAGCTGTAATGAAGGTGTGAGCCGCGATCTCCATATCGTAGGATCCTTGCTCTGTTTCCTTGCCCCATGCCAACTTGCCAAAGTGAGCGTCGTAAAGGGCCATTTCCATAGCAAAATCAGTATCTTCTGGAGCAGATGGCTCAAGTTCCGGCGGGACCCAAGCAGGTACTCGTTTGATCAACCCACGAATCACAGTCTCCATTGGATCTGGCACTCGCGGTTTAAGGTATACGGTAATATTAAACCTGGTGTGATTCTTCATTTCTTTGGTGCTTACAGTTTGACGCACCACTTCCCATTTGTTTGTATCAACCTGGGCCTTAGCAAGTGCCTCTTCAGGAGACCGAATACGAGTTGAATCTGTGGTTAAGACCAGATCATTCCCAGCAAATTCTTGATGCACTTCCTGTGTCCCTGAGGATTTATTCTTCCTATAAGAGTTATGTTTTTTGTTGCAAACCGCACAGCGAGTTTTTCCTGGTTCGGCTTCACGCGAGCAGTTCACACATAGCCCTAATTTCTTGTGTCGTTCTCTGTATCGTTGTTTGCGATCCATGCTGTCCCCTTTATCCTGGTGAATTGGTAGGAATTAGCTATTTCTCCAAAAAAATTTTTAGGTCCTATTAGCTATTTTAAGCTGCCTCTTTCCATGGGTACATAGGCTCCCAGCGGTTACCGAACTGTTGGTCCACCGGGGTTGGTATCCTCAACGTGACTGCATCCTCCATAATCTTTTTCTTTATGGGTAGAACAACGGCCATGTCTTTGTTGGCTATCTCGTCTACCAGGTCGTCGTGAATCTGAATGAGTGGCCGGACAATGCGGTCTTCTTTGCGCCAGTCCTGGATCACAGGCCACAGTTTGCCCATCGCAGTTTTGATCACTCCTTGGGCTCCAGCTTGGATAGGATGATTTCCAGCTTCTCGTAGAGCTTTTTCTTGGAGATATTTCGTTTTACAGCGGACAGCAGGAGTGTAACGCCTTCGACCAAACATATCAACAACGTAACCATGACGACGAGCAAAAAGAACAGTTTCTTTTTTCCACTTCGCCACGCCTTTGTAAAGTCTAAACCATTCATTGATAAACTCCTGACACTTCGGAACGGTCCACCCTTTACACCCCGCAATAACAAAGTCTCGGTACAAACCTTTTGCAGTGATGTCGTAAGGTATCCCAAAGTTAGTACGTTTAGCCGGATAGCGGTGCTGCATTTTGTTGAGCCGCGACTCCGGTATGCCGAACATTTCGCTGGCGGTCTTGGCATGAATGTCCTCATTGTTGTTAAATGTTTCAATCATGAGCTGATCATTACTGACATGTGCCATCATCCGTAGCTCAATTTGGGAATAATCTGAAGAAACCAGGGAGCAACCATCCTCCGCGAGAAAGCCCTTTCTGATTTTTCGCCCTTCCTCCGAACGGATAGGAATGTTTTGCAGATTGGGGTCCGCCCAGGACAGTCGTCCGGTGGCAGTGCGGGTGAGACGGATGTTGCCTCTGACCCTGCCGTCACCCTCCCTGGCATACCTTGGGATCTGATCGGAATATGTTCCCTTGAGTTTGGCCAACTCTCTGTAATCCCGGATAAGCTGCACAACGTCATGCTCATCCACCATACGAGATAGGACTTCCTCAGCGGTGCTCCAACCAGTCTTGCCTTTGGTTTTCTTCAGCGGGGTCAACTGAAGGTGATTAAACAACAAGTCAGCGACCTGATCGTGAGCGTTTATATTTATCGTTTTCTCAGTCAGGCGCGTGACCTGCGCATCAATCGACTCCAAACGCTTATCGAAATAGTCGGACAGTGACTCCAGATAGGGTATGTCCACTTTGATTCCATTACGCATCATATCGACGGCCATGGGGATAACACCCATGTCTATCAAAAAGGTGTCGTGTAGACCGTCCTGAACTATACGGGGTAATAGTTCCCCTTCAATCCTCAGAGTAGCATCAGCGTCACGACACGCATAGAAGGTGGCCGTCGCCGGGTCTACGTCATCCAGCGTCCCCATCTCCATCACGCCTATACACCGCTCAGTATAATCTCTTCCTTCTTCCGGCTTGATCTTATACCAACGATCATACGGGTCAGCATCTTTAAGCGTTGAATCTCTGAGAATATTGTATATCCTCTTCGAGGGGTTTTGTGGATGACGAATCTTTGGTTTTCCTTTAGGCCATTCAAGAACAGGTTTTGGGTCGGGCCAGTCATACTCCACTGCTTCTGCGAGATATTTGAGGGCTTTAAGTCTTGTACTCTCACGTACAACTTCCTTGTACGATTTCATCTCCATCCCAGCGTGACGGAAAGACAGAGGCTTGAGACCTAAAGGCTCTCCTTGGAGTAGATAAGCCATGCTGATGGTATCGGCCACGGTGGCCGGGAATACTCCGAGCGCTTCCAGCACAGGGATATCCCAGGGAGCATTATGTAGGAGTGTGGTATGTTCTGGGTTTGAGCACCAGTCGTTGAAGGCATAAAGTATATTCTTTTGATGCGCTCTGATGATGAAAGCCTCGCCTGGTTTGCGAGAGAATTGTACGCTCCAGGGCTTCTCCGGTGTGCCCTCTGTGTCCACTCCTATCATATGGTAATCAAGTAAAAGGTATCTTAAATCACCTACGGAGCCTACGGACTCATATTGTTCTTTTCCGTTGAACGGGTCCTCAATATGCCTCGGTGGTCTGACTCCTGCAAGGACGTCTTTGATAGCCTTAAAGTCGGATTGGATAGCAAGCATCGTAGACGGTTGATGAAGGCCTGCCGCGACATGATACGTTGGGATAAGGATCCTCCCCACTTCGTCTTGAAAAGGTATGCCATGACATAACTCCATATTCCATTCGGGCAGGAACCAGTGAGTAGCGAACCTACCCATAAGGATGATAAGCTCAGGTTGAACCATCCGGATCTCTTGCTCCAGCCAAGGAGAGCAGGCCGCTATCTGCTCCGGCTTAGGATCCTTGTTGCCTGGCGGTCGGCACTTGATCACATTGGTTAGGTAACCCTCAGCACGCTTTAGACCGATGCGATTCAGAAGCCACGTAGTCTCCTCGCCAGTGAGCCCTACGAGAGGGACGCCTTGAAAGTCTTCGTTGTGTCCAGGAGCCTCGGCTATGAGCATCCACTCCGCAGCAGAAGGATCTTCAGGTCCATTGCCCCACACTACCTGTTTGCAGGTCTCGCGGAGGTCACAGTTGATGCAATCTGGAGCGAGCTTATGCTTCATTCGTGTCTTTCAAGATAGAATCTAATTCATACCGATCTATTAGAAGAGAGATCATGTCGTCGATGGTGATGGAATCCAGCACATAAAGGAAAAATCGTTTGTATTGTCCTTGGATCATCTCTTTGTGGTAGATGTAATCCACTTCTTTCACGGAGAACATTGGAAAACCGAGAGAAGGATGGTGCTCCATTTCCTGTTCTAGTTCTCTATGGATAAACATGAGATTATCCTGTCGTCGTTCAACTCTTTTACCATCCAATGGGCCACCTATGCAGAGTGTTTTGCTCATAGATACCTCTCTTGGTAAAGCTCGTCCAATTCGCGCCACAAGAGATCTATACCACTTGGATTATCTGGCAAAGATTTACTGGTGGTATCAGTAGCAGTTTTCACATGGCTAAAATCGATGTTAAGGTGATGCCAGAGTGTGAGAAGCTCGTCCTTAGTTTCAAGAGTGATCTCTAAAGTAACAGGCTCGAACGCAGGTTTAGGTAAACTAGGCTGTCTTTTTACTTTCATGCTCTTTCCTCCTATAAGTTCCCCAACTCTTGGAGTCCCAGAACAGACGGCCACGGAGCTTGTCTCGTGTTAAGTTCTGGTCGCGGGTGCGCCTGAGTTTGTAGTCCTCGAAGGACTCGTCGGGTTTACGTTTCATCTATCTCTATCTCATTTTTGTCGAACGCAACACTCATTCCCATTTCACACATAGGACCGAAGATGTTCATGATCTTCCATAAGGGCACTCGCAGTATGTGTGTCTCGCCATCATAATTATATTTGTAAGCAATGGGATCGACATCCATAAGACGTAACCAAGACTTGGCGTTCAATTTGACTTGGCACATATTGTTCATGTTAAGTTTCATTAAAAGAACCTCTTTTTGAGTATCCTTTTGTAATAAGGCGAGTCTTTATCGTGCCAGTTGTGTGGGTGATCCCCCCGTATGTGGTTCCAGTAACCTCTACAATCAGGGCATGACGACCATCCACCATGTGATTCATATTCTCCACAACCGCCAGTTGACCAAGGAGGCTCATATTTCAGATCAGGATGTTGGCAAATCTCTTGTATCTCTGTAAAAAGTCTGCCGATTCTTTCAAGGTAAGGTAGCGAATGTTCTTTCAGCTCAACTTCGATGATTTTGATCTGTCGTTGTAGCGCTCTTACTTTTTCGTGGCTCATTGCTCTCCTCCCTTCAAAGCATGAAGGATTTTACCAGCCACTTTGTCTCCCAAACGGATCTGCTTCCGGCCCACTTTAATCTCAGACAGCTCATTGACTTCTGCTCGCATCAGGGATTTAAGTGACGGGTAGCGTCTTCCCACTGCCTTCGCCTTTTCCCAGCCGACTCCTTCGATCTCTTTGATCATCCGTACCAGTAACTTAGGCGTCCTAAAGAACGCTTGCTTGGGAGGCGGAGGTGAATAGAACTGGTCCAGGGCAGTGTGTTTCTCCCAGGGTTTGGTCCACCAATTATAAACGCCGTCAATCCAGAGGCCACTAAGGCGCTCGCTGCCTGTGAATGTGTGATGCACATTGCACACAATACTCAATTCGTTGAGATAATTGTACATGTAGCTTCCTGGGAGTGATCTGCTACCCAGCTGTACGACAACCCAGCTTCTACCCTTGGGTCTCCGGAGCAAACCGTCTTTGCCGATCTTGAAGCTCCCTTCTATTAAGAGGTATACGTGATCGTAGCAGTTGAGCAGGCCGAGAAGCTGATGTCCGCCGAGCCGACCACTGGAGATGGAGTCCATCAGGTCGCGGAAACGCTTGCGTTCGATGCCGATGGAGACCGGGCCATCTGGGCCGTTGCCCATGAACATTAAGTCCGCGTACTCCAAACGGCGTAGAGTATGGGGGCTTTGGACATGAGATGTCATTTCCTTCGCCCCTACTCTGTCATCGATATAGATCAATCGTGCTCCTCCAACCAATCCAATACGCCCTTGGCGATAAAAGCTATGGCCTGTTGTGCCGGGGTATGCTGTTCCCTTTCCGCTATCATCTTCAGCAGGTTGAGCATAATGGGTCCAGAAGGAAGTTTAGCAAACCTAAGAGTGAGAGATGCTCCATGGAACTGCGGTTTGCCGTGCTCCTTCCACCAGTGTTTATAGTAACAGCTGACACAGAGCCCTTTGGCGTAATGCAAGCCACCACAGATCTTGCAAAACCTGGGGATCTTGGTGGGGCGTTCGGGAATGATCTCTTTACCACTCATCTCGATGAGATCATCCACGTTAGCAGGGCCGCAGTGCTGCTTGACAAACTCCAATCGCTTGGAGCAGTTCTCGCAGGTCTCGTTATCCTTGCTTCTGCCCGCTATATGCAAGTTGCAGTCGAGACAAGGACTACGGTCAGTAGCCGGATCAGCTATCGGATCTTTCGAGGAGGCCATTTTTTGTTCTTCCCAAATACTTAAATGTAAAAGATGCAGATAAAGAGTTCACGAATTCGATATTGACTTTTTCCCCTCTATCTTTGTCTGGTTTCTTTTTCAAATTCCGATTAAAAATGGAACCATAGTCCAAATCAATCATGAAATACTTATCATCTTCATTTTTAAAGAGTAAAGCAGTACAGTCACTCTTTCCATTCCAGTTGATTGCTATGAAAAGATCTCCTGACTTGTATTCCCTATGCTCTTCCATCTTGAGGAACCCGTGCTCGACCAGCCAGTCAGCGGCTTTGGGATGGTTAGGAAGGTAATCTGTCATAAAGAGACTGTCAGGACTGCAATCAATATATTCGCTCCACATGTTCCCCCTGAATAGGTGATCAAATTTTTCCCATTGATCCTCAACTTCTTCACAATCCTCAGGCAATGCTTTATAGATTGCTTTCCTCGTTATTTCCTTTTCGGTTGGCAAATACTTGATCTGTTTTTTCTCTCGGTATCCTGGGTCTGGTGACATTTGTTTTACCTCCTTTTTTATTTCTATGAGTTCTATAAGTCTACTACTCGCTTCACCTTCTTTTCTGAAACACAGATGTTGATATAAAGCTCCTGATATTGCATGAAAGTAGTAATTGGGAATAAGAGTACCCTCGTTCACTTCATCGAATAGATCACATTCTGCGGTATAATGTACAGCATCATGATTCATCATTCTTCTAGCACCTAAAACGATGCACTTACTCATAACCAGCTTTGCTACTTCAGGTGCCTGTTCTATGATCATGTTGGTGATAAAAAAGTTTCCTATACGCTTTTTTCTTATATCAACCATCATAACTCCTCATGTTCAAACATAGGTTCAAATTCAGGATTGCAATACGGACAACTTCCATAAACAGGATCATAACCACCACACACCCCAGCGTTGTGCGCGTCTCGTAGTTCTTGCCACATTTCCTCGGTGGCCCTGGCATCATCAGCTCCATCACCCATCGTCTTGTATCTCCAGTTTGTATTTGCTGTATAAGGTTCGGAATTGAATCAGCTTATCATTCACCCGGCGGCATTCTTGGACTTGAGACGTGCTGACATAACGGATCAGTTTCTTAGGATCGAGAGCCTTTGCAAACAAAAGGAATCTCTGGCCTGACCTTGGTAGTTCCAGGAATTCTCCTTCGACTTCTCCCGTCCGAAGACCATCATGCTCGGATTCATACTTTATTACTAGGGACTCTAGCTTTGTCAACTTACCTTTCATTACTCCCATTCCTCCGACTCGCCGCCAGTGATCATGGGTCCGATGATGCTCATGTCACACATACCATCCGTGAAGATCTTGTCCACCAGCTCTGCGTTCTGTCGGCATTTGATAACCTTAACTCCCCAGTGTCTGTGCTTGCCATCTTTCTTTTTGCAATGATCGCAGCTCTTCTTGGGCGTAGTGCGGAAGGTCTCCAAGCGGACTTGGGCCAGATGACGAGTGTCGCCAAACCCTGCGGGCTCGTAGTCGTTGGTGCGCTTGTCGTCAATGTAGACCGGGCGCATCTTCTGGAGCATGACCAGGTTCTTCTGGCTGGCATAAGGCATCTTGAGCAGCTTGCGGAACTCGGCGTTGACCGGGCCGTACTGAAAGGGCATGACCTGGGTAAGTTTGCCGAACTTGCATATCCGGATCAGTTCCCAGATCTCAGTCGCAGTGTCCATTACGACAGTGCGGATCTCTTTCACACGGAGGATCTTTTTGTAGGCATCCTTGAACCCTTTCCAAATGACCTTGGACTCTTCGTACTTCTCTGGCATCTCGATCTCATGTACCCAGATGTCTTTCCCATTCCGCTTAAACTTATTGACCACACCCTCAGTACCGATATCTGAGGAGAACACAGCGACGGGATCAGGGAAAGTCATGCTGAGGTTAGTCTTGCCTGTGAACTCCATGCCGTGAATACTGGAGATGATCCGAGGATAGATCTTGTCGTCGGCCTCCTCGAACCCCAACTCGGCCATGGTCTTGCGGAATTCTAATTCTTTATTATTTTTAGACGGTGACATTTATCTCTCCTTATTAATCCTTTTCAGCTGATCTCGTGCATTCCTCAGCTGTCGTTTGAGGTTCCTGTACCAGGCCTTTACATCTTCAGGCATATTATACTCTGGCCCATATTTATCATGAAGGGCCTGGAGTTTGTTCTCTATCCAGTCGATCTTGTCCTGGAGTATCTTCTGGTCCAAGCGCATCGCGGTGAGATGTAATGAGGCTGCCTTAGCGTAACGAGCGTCGAGCTTATATCCGAGAGTGCCGACAGCTGCAATGGATGTAACGAGGCCTGTGATGAAGGCCAGTCGTGTCCAGAATCCGTTTTTCATTTTACTCTTCCTTTTCTTCGCCCTTATAGTGGACGACGGGAACTATTTCTATTTCACGTCCGCAATTCGGACACTTAAATAACATATCTTCTTGTTTCAAATACGGGGAACAAGGATTCCAATCAACAGTCTGTCCACAATTACCACATGTTCCTCCAATTTCAGTGATTATTGTGCCAGACATATCAATCCTCCTGGTATCGCAGCAGGGCATCACGTTCCGCCGCGACATACTCCAGTTTCAATTCTTCTTTGCCCCAGCCAGTCTTGCGCTCCAGGCGCTCGAAGAATTCCTCACGTATGGTTGCGAGCAGTTGGCGTGTTTTCATCCGTGCTTTCTCCCTTCCATGAATGCCGTTTGTATGTGTCCCTCAACGATCTCCAGTATCAAATTAACTCTATCATATTTGAATGGCAATTCCGCATTTGTTAAATCGGTAAGTTTCTTTTTGAGATCCTTTCTATCTTCCGCAGATAGTTTAGCAATTACTTTTATGTCAATCATTTCATCTCCTCCAATATTTCATCGAGCTTGTCTAAGTTCCATGCAACAAGGATATAAGATGTCACGAACATAGCAAGACTTATAAAGAACGCATACTTCATTCTAACCATCCTTTCTCCTGAGCGTGGTTAACGATCATCTCCCAGTTGTTCCACAGCTCTCGATCTGTGAACTTGACCCAGCACTGACGATACAGCGGCCCGGACCCTTTGTAATCTCCCATAAGGTGGCCGACATGCCAGATGCACTCCTTCAGACCGAGCATGTGGCAATAGGATTTACCCTGGGTCATGTAATACCAGTCATCAATGACGCTATGATTAATAGACTTCCAGGTCAGTTTATATTCGTAGAGGATAATACGCTTGGAGGCAGGGACTTTTACTTCGCCTGTTTTGGTGACCACGTCGTGGCGGGGACCCATCCCATCAGGGCTACCAATGATGCCGTCCTTTGTGACCTCGCCGGGTCGGACAGCATTGTGACGCAGAGCCCAGGAGTGTGACAGAACCTCTTCCCACACGAACCCTAAGTCCATAGTGAAGTCGCGGTCCTGGAAGCCTTCACCTTTGTAATCCCACCCAAGTTCCTTTTGGATATCGTAGATGACTCTGGTAAGGTGCAGACCTTCAGATCGTTGCTCCCCACTACCGAGTGGGGCGTAGTCGGTGTCTAGGATGTAGTGTTCCATCTACAGACACGAAAGACCGAGTGTGAAGATGATCCAGAATCCTAACCAAAAACACGCGCTCCTGGTGACTCTTTTCATTTTGCCTCCTTTGGTAATATGTACAGCATTGAAGCCACAACGCAGCGATGCTTACCTTGAAACCCCTTTGCCGTCACTGTGCCGAACTTCACTTTCCTAACTCCAGCATAATCACACATGTCAATGCTGTGACCTAACCAATTTTCCAGACCTTTTTTAGTAAGGAAAATGTGCCATCCAGGTCTGTATTTCCCTTCTCCATATCCCAAGTTGATTTTTGCGTCAGGAGTTCTCCTCTGCTTATCCCTGAACATCCACTCATCTATCCATTCTCCTTCTGGTCTTGGGTATGCGTAAGTACCTTGCATCTCGCTATAGAGACCTTTCTGGCCCAACAGAGTTACAAACACTTTGTATCCTGTCCGGCGAAACCAGAACAGGGGCTTCTCATACCATTTGGCTAATCGTTCTAAACACATTATATCTTCCTCCTTTTCTTTTGTTTTTGTTGACCAACATGCTTCTTTCTGGGATCCTGCTTGCGTTTCTCGTGGGCTTCCTGCTTCTCCGTACCAGTGAACTTGTCTGCGAATGGGCAATAACCTTGACGCTCTATGAAGAGCATGTACCCCAAGGCGTGCTTAGGATCCTTGTGTCTGCACTTAGGGAAGTTATCGTCGTTTAGACGGTCGCAATTAGTGTGGCACCACATATTCTTCTTCTTCGTCCGGGTCCCATTGTTGCAGACCGAACCAAGCGGTAAATGGTCCAATGTATAAGTCAATCCCCACATCCCAGTAGTGATCCACGAAAACTCCTAGTTTACATCCTAAGCCCCAGTCTCGCCAGTTCAAAACAAGCCAAAAAAATCGAGTATCTACTATCTCTCTCATTATTCTTCCTCCAGTTGCCATTTGTGTCTACCGTGTAGCCATCGGAAGACCGCGTTTTTTGCTCGTACTATCGCTCTTGTCCGTTTGGTATGGCAAGGACACCATGTAGATGAAGGGTTTAGATCTATGAAATCTCGGCACATCTTACACATGGTTCCATAATTGCCAACTTTTTTCTCCCCACGGAAGTTATCATCATAAGGTGCATCAGGTATGAAACAACCATAATGAGCGTCTCCTTCATGGAAGTACTTTACCCATGGACATCTGCGCTGTAGTTCATCATACTCCACGAACTTTACCATGCGCTCGCCAAGTGTTTCTTTTAATCTATCCATTGTTCTCCTTCAGACCACACCCACAAGCTGGGTCTATCCATTGTTCTCCTTCAGACCACACCCACAAGCTGGGCACTCTGGTCCTTTGTTAGTGGTGAGTTTACAGCAGGGACAAATAAACTTACGGTCCTCCCAAGGTCTCATGGAGAACGGCTTATTGTGGTATGGCTTGTTGCTTTGTGGTTTGCGTTTCATAATTTAAAATGTGATTCCCAGATCTTATTTAAATCTGTTCTTTTGGAATCGATCAGAGCCTTCAACTTCCCCATTTGTATTGTTGCAGCCTCTATAGCTTTGTCTTTTTCTTCCTTAGAACATTTGTCTTTGATCATTTCATGTAGAATCAATGTGGTAAAAGTCAGACTGCTTATCGCTTTCCTCAAATTGGAGATAGTTTCGTCTTGCTCTTTAAACTTGCCACGCAAAAATGTAATTAGTTCTTGGTTAGTCATCTTTATTTGTGCAAGATAAGCAGATATACGCCGTCGTCATCAGGCACTATCTTACAGTCGAGAGCATTAGAAAGAGACATCTCGATATTGTTCTTAACACGCGGGTTAGGGGAATTTACCCATTCCCACATATGTTGCGTGCTAAGATGTTTGATTTCTAATCGCATTGCCTTTCTCCTCTGGTGGAGGTGCCGGAGAGTCGAACTCCGGGTCCGGAAATGGGCCATGATAGGTTTACCAATCCGTCGAACCCATCCACCCCCGTCAGAAAAAGGGTGGCTAGGAAAAGAGAGGAGAAACCCAGCCACCCTGGGGCAGGAGGCGCAGTGCCCTTGGGATCGAAGAACTACTTCGCCGTTATGACGCCACCTTTGTAGCTGAACTCATCTCGTGACTTCAACCACTCGTCGTCAAAGACCAGCTCTAACACGTCGTTACGGGTATCGTCGTCTTTGATCTCGTTCATAGCAATCCGAGGTAGGGATTTCTTGGTGACTTCGCCTTCTTTGTCCTTGAGGACCTTTAACAAGAACTTAATGGCTTCAGCGTCGGCATCTGCATCGTCGCTGTCGTCGCCGCCTTTTTTCTTGGCCGCTGCCTTTCCTTCGTCGCCAAGAAGCTCATCAACGATAAGGACGTCCAGTTTCTTTTTCTTGCCTGTCTCCTCGTCCTTCACATCCACTTTGCTCTCCACACGGATCAAGCGAGCTTCCATGCCATCAAAGTTACTGGCAAGGCTTTCGTCCAGGACTTCAGTGTCGAATCCGGCATTGACCAGGGACGTACAAAACTGACCGAAGTTGGAGTTGAGATTGATTCCCTTCTTTGCCTTCTTGCTGATAGGTACGAGGGTATCGCCATCCTCTCCGATCTCCCAGTCTTCCGGTGTGCCACCGACTTTCCATCTTTGCGCACTTGTTTCAATGGCGCCGTCCAGATCTTCCAAAGTGGCCTCGAAGAATGGGGCTTCGGGTTGCTGTCCGCCGTAGTCAAACATCACGAATTTGGATTTGGTGAATTTGACACTGGCGTCATCCCAGAAGCCGCCACCACTGGCCATCTTCTCAGGATTAAAACTTGCTTTTGCTTTCTTTGCCATCTATAACCTCCTATTGGGTTGGATTTAGGTTTATAGTTCCTCGAACCTCTTGGGTGTCGAGATTTTAATTGACTCCCATTATACGCAGCAGCTGTGGTGGTGTCAAGAAAAAAATGAAATTATCTTCCGCAACTGCCGCCGTCACCATCGCCACCGCCAGGTCCACCACCGGACCCAGCACCAGGGCCACCAGGGCCGCCACCGTCTCCACCGTCGCCTAAGCAGCATTCGTGTGTCGGATTGTCATCGCAGTTCACTTTCAAGCATTCCTCGAACGTGACACGATGGAAATCTCCCTGTGAGCGCAGGTAAGGACAGCCAACCAGGGATAGGGCCATAACCGCTAAAACCATTACTGTCAAAACTTTCTTCATGTGATTTTCTCCTTTCTTAGATTTTGTTCTCGTCGAGCTTGTGATCGCCACACCAGTCAGTCTCAAATACCACTGGCCAGCCCAGCATAGTAGGAGCATGGCGGCGGCATCTTCCAGGACAGGCTTGCTCAATCCGTAGTGGAGTCAAGGGAAGTTTCTTGACGAACATCATACAAGTCCGACATCGCATGTTGGCGGCTCGATGCTTCCAGTTGTCCTCAGCACATTGATTAGGAACACAACATTTACCAGGCTGGAGTGAACCAAGATATGTCTCCTCAGGCTCCTCGTCCAGCACGATAGGCGGCACGTCTTCATACGGTTGACCACCAGATGTCTCATGTTGCATAGCATTTACCTCCTTTCTATTGGTTTGGGTGAAGGTATCGTCTTCACCGATTTATAAGCCTCACGGAACCACTGAGGCATGAACTCTCTGTACTTGGGCATGAACCATTTGATGTTATCATCGATGATAAAGTTCTCGCACCAATCCTGTTTAGATCTAACGCCGCGTCCGACAGCCTGTACGAGTTGCTGAGCAGCGATGTAGGCGCCATAGTTTTTGTCTTCCTGGCAGCGTGCCTTGACTATTTTGTTGCGGGTGTCAGGGTACGCGACCTTGCCAAGGATCTGCAAGCGGCACGTATCATCCGGGAAGTCATACCCAGTGGTCATACTAGGACTGATCAAGAAGCAGGGAGCCTCAGCATTTTTGAATCGATTCACTGTCTTGATAGCAGTCGCTGTGTCATGGGTAACCATCAAGTCGCGGTACTGAGACTGAGTCAGGACATGGTTGCGCCGCTCGTAACTTACTGTATGTATTACACCTTTTCGGTCTAAGCGATGCCGAAGAATCTGATCAATGCGTCTGGTCCATTCTCGAATATCCAGTTCCGTGGCTCGAATATTCAACCTAACAGTAGGGATATGATAAAGCATTCTGTTCTTCAGAGGAAAGGAATGAGGGAACTCCATAAGATCATTTAGATAAGGATCCACGCCGAGCATCTGGGTGGTCTTCTCACACACCGTAGCAGAAGTGAGCATGATCTTGTCAACGTCCAGGAACAAGACATCATTGGTGTAGGCCTTGGGCCATATGGGAGCGAACTCGAAATAGTCACGGCTGATGTCGCTGATCCAAGTTTGACTATCCATCTCAGACATCATGATGAGACTCTTCCGGAGCGCAAGAAATGATTTAAGCTCGCGGCGTACACCTTTGGATGCGCCCTGCTTAACGATCTTATTCAGCCTGCTTATCTCCTTGGAGATCGTAGGCTTCTGGGCTACTGCCCATTCGGCCCAACGCTCAAGACTAATTGTATCTGGATTGGAAGGAGGATCTATAATGGACCAGAACAAGGGTTTACGTCGGTTGATCTTGCAAGTGAGGAAATCGCTAACGGTCTGTGGAAGGTCATGGGCCTCATCGCAAACAAGAAGGTCGGGTTTGACCAGTCCCTGGGCGAACTTATTATAGGTCATCCAGAAGGCGTAGTTAGTGACAACGAGGGAAGCGCTCTGGGAGGCTCGGATGGCATCGTAATAAGGACAACCACCCGCTTCCTTGAATGCACACTTGAAACCCCCAGCATTGCAAGGACCCTCGTCACAGTGGCTACCATCGGTCTCAGCAGCACACATGTAGGAGTTTTTGCCCTTGACCGCTACGATGCCAAGCTCCTCGAAGTCATCCTCAAGCTGACGCATCAAGCCCTTAGTGGACGTGAGGAATATGGCACGGTTGGAGTTTAAGTGGGCTGCCGCAACATACACCAGTGACTTGCCAAAACCAGTCGGCGCTATCTGAGTGACGAAAGACTTGTCAGTCTGTATCATCTTCTCAACAGCGGAAGACTGGTGAGCACGCCATTTAGTATATTTTTCTGGTAGGCCGAGTTTATTCGGCGCTGGGAGTGTCAACTCTGCTCCTGTACGTTATCTGGTAAGACGTTTACCGTCTTCGTCAAAAACGTGTCCGCAGGTTTTACAGGCTGTTACTTCTCCGGCCCATTTTTCTGTGAAGTAATTGTGACAATTAGGGCAACGGCTGGCTATCAACTGTAGACCTTCTCCACAGCGAGAGCATTTCTTTATTCCTTGTTCAACCAATTCCATATGTTCTTTGACTGTGCAATAGTTGGTGACCTGGCGTTCCGGCTCCTTCTTGCCAAAGGTTCTGTCGTAGTTATCTCGGAAATCAGGATTGCTGCATTTGTGAGATCCCACGAAAAGATTCTGTCCTTTAGCCATCACTCCTCCTATTCGTCATCGGCAGCGAGCCTTAGCAGTGACGCACGCTCCACCTTATCTAAAAGGTATCCGAAACGGTCGTTGATCTCTGTGACGTATCTGTCACGCCAGAAGCCATCAGGCATCATGCTGATGTGTCTCTTGATCTTCAGTATCAGGCGCCGGGCTTCAGGTTCTGCATTTCTTCCTATGAGATCACTAACATTAGTTGCCAGCCGTTCGATCACGTTGGCGAGATCTTTCCGGAACTCTTCTGTGCGCATGATCTCTAGAATAGCGTCCACTTCCTTTGTGACGCTAGGAATGGGCTCCAAGTCCCCCAAATAGCGCAGGGCACGCTTTAAAGCAAAACGGTAAAGGTCACCCTTGGTACGAAAGGGGAAAAGCCTACTGGCGAGGATTGCAGTGACCTGGTTGACGTGTCCGGGCTGGGCACGGAACTGACAGCGCTCGGAGTGTCCCTTGGTGTCACTGGCAGCTACCCGGAATTCGGCGGGATCGTATAATACGGTGGGTTTGGACTTTTCTTTTTTGTCTTCTTCCTCTGACATATTATTCTCCTTCTGTAGGGTCTTCAGTAGACCGAACCAGTTCTTTTTCGCCGTCGCTCACTAGGCGGTAGGCTTCCTCGAATACATGCTTGGGGGACCAGCTGACATAGCCATCTGGGTAAAACACTTTATATCCTGGTCTGAACTCTTCCGCATCAGGATATATTTTTCTGAACTCTTCCTCTGTACAAGGCATGGCCTGGATAATTTTGGATCCTATGTATGCTCCCACTCTGTTTCCTCCCTGAGGCCTTTCATATCGACCTCGGTCATAAAGTCCTTCATCAGCTTCTGGATCTTAGCCGAGACGCTCATGACCTCTAAAAATTCCTCATCTTCCTGTCTCAGACGACCAGGTTTGAATCCGAATAGTCTTTGACGAATGGTTGGATTATGGATTTGACGACGGAGCTTGAACAATTCGGAACGCTTAGATCTGTCTAGCTCGTCGTTTTCTTGCTTGTCTTCCAGCTCTCTCAGACGCATTTCTTTTTGGAATATGGAACGGGGGTTACGGATTTTCTGGGATCTGTCTTTATACCTTATCATAAGGCGCCTAGTTGTATACGCGAGCCTCGTGTGCGTTAGTGCGCTAGTGCGTATGTGCGCTGGTGCGCTAGTGCGTTAAAGAAATCGAGTATTATCAATTATTTGCCGAAAACCAAAGCGCGTATACCACCCGCGCCAGTGACTTTTTCAGTAAAGCGCTCCAACAGCTTGCCGCCGAACCAGAACGACAGGATGGTGAGCAGTAAGTAGAAGTCGAACTCCGTGAATACTGCTTCCTGATATTCCTTCAGGAGCCCCTTGATTTGGTCCAGGCGTGAATAGACTTCTTTGGGTGTGCCTTCCAAGAGGGAAAGGATCAAAGGCAAATAGATCTTGGTGGAGACATAGACTACCATGCCTTTGATGGATGAATAGAGGCCAAACGCGGCGTAGGTTATAATCGGGCGGACGGCGTCTCTAAGAATGCTGGGGTTTTTGATCTCGGCTATTAAGCGCTTGGAAAAGGACTCGCCTTCATTAGCAGCTTTCTCCAGCACAGCCATATTGAAGTTGGCTTCTAGTTCTTTTTGGCGGTTCTTGTCTGGGACGAGCTGTTTGATCAGCTGCTTGACAGGACCTGAAACGAATCCTAGAATGGTTCCAATCATGATTTCTCCTTATAATATGGCCCCCTGGCCAACCGGGTTTAGCCAGACAGGGGGCACTTTAGTACAGGAAGCTGAGGGGAGACCTCACCTTCTAGAATAAGGCGTCAACAGGCTTGCACTCTGATCCGGTTCCCACTCCCGGTCTCCGCAGAGCGCACACGGCTTCCTGTTTGCGGATTACTTCAAAGAGTTCAATTTTTCTTGCATCATATCCAGATAATTCTGGGCATCATACAAATCTTTTTCACGTTTCTTCTCATTGGCCCGGTGAGTAGCTCTCATCGCCAGTAAATGCACCCAGTTACCCAGCTCCGCCAAAGTGTAGTTCTCCCATGCCTTTGGTTTGTAATCTTCTTGATGCTTTTTTATTGATACTGGTGTATTCATGTTGTTCCTCCTCTTATGGTCGAATCACAAGTAATGTCGAATAGTTACGAACGTCGAAATGCAGCCAGCTGACATCATCCTCGACGCAATGAATAAATTTGAACAGAGATGGGTATCGATTCTCTTTGATGTCTTTCCGGACCTTCTCTGTATCCTCTTCCAGGAACTTGCAGTCCAGAGCACGACCGAACTTGTGCTGACTGAACGCAGCGCCTATTTGGGCATAGGGAGGCCTCCATCCACGATATTGGTTATTGCCGCCCCAGTACCAATCGTTGGCTGCCATCTTGCCATACTTATCCCGGAGCTGATCAGCAGTCCAGAGCATCCGAGAGTCTAGGAGCCACCAGAGATGATGATGATCCATGGTGTTGTATTCGGTCCTGGGCACCAGTTCGTATAACTTAAAGTAGCTCGGTCGGTAATACATTTCAGGTTTGCAATTCCTTGGTCAGCTTCTGAAGATACGCTTTCAAGTCAGCCTTAGAAATAGGATGCGGCTTGCCTTCCTTATCGTACAGCCAATGACGAAGTTTCTTTACCTTCAGGCTTTCATCCAGTTCACTGTAGGTTAAACAAATAGCCTTATATCCAGGCACTTGCATCAGAAACGTGAGAAGTTCACGGTCAGGACTCTGCCATTGCATCCCCGCGAGTTTCTCGCCGAATCGTCTACCAGTGCTTCTCCACGTAACAGGATCGGGCTTAGGAATGTCTAGAGGTAGCAGATAGTTATAAGGGACATTCTTATTAGCCATTCTGTCAAAGATATACACAGTGAAGACCTGATAGGCCTGGATCGCTGGATCCTCATCCACGAGCTTCTGGGCGCCTTTCATGTCTGCTAGTGCGATGCCGTGTGTGCCGCCACCTTTGCCTTGCCAGCCGCCGCCGAACAAAAGAGCAGCCGCCAACAGCACCAATAATAGTCCCCTAAGTTTCTTCATGCTTTTCTCCTTTATACTTAGTTAAAGCAGCTGTCACTCTCAATAAAGCGGAATCTATTTGTCTTATTGAGTTTAGTTGCTTTCGCATAGACCAAGTGATCCTAAGTAACTTTACCACGTTAGGAAGCTCGGACTCCATCCACTGAGCCACATTGAGCATCTCGTTAAGCAGTCTCTTCCGTTCATAATAGATGGTAGTGAGTCCATGCCTAACTTCGTGATTAAAGTCCTCTCTCCTTTTGTTCACTTTTCTCACCTTTGTATACGAATTTTGGTCTTGCGAACAACTTATATACATCAGGTGCAATTTGTTCTAACCCTGCCACGATTATCAAATCGCAGTCTTCTTCGGCTAGAACTTGTTTGACCCTGCTATACGCTCTGTATTGAGGAGACTTGGGTATTTCTAAGCCAGCCTTAGCCTCCTCGAAACTTACGACGATGCCCTCAGACATGGCTTATCCTTTCGTTACGGCCTTATCCAGGTCCTCTGCCTCGTCCATAGCTTGATAGAGAGGAGCCATGATAACGGGATTATGTTTGGGTTTCTCTAACGAATCCGCCAGGATCTTAAACTCCGCATTTTCTAACTCTACGGTGTCCTTGGCTTTGTGAAGTTTTTCGGCAGTCAGATATGCCAGGAGAGATCGCTCCTTATTCTCGGCCTGAAACAGCTGTCCTACATACTGTTTCATCAGATCCTTGACATAAACTTCTTTGTCATCGCCCTCTTTGAAGTTGTCTGTGATAGGTTTTCCTTCTAAGTTGGTGATTTTCTTACCAATTCGGATTCTTTTCATCTACTCAGACCTCCTGAAATAAAATCAATGACTCCATTATACTCGGTAACTGTGGTGGTGTCAAGCGGTTTTGGACGTTATATAGCGGTTTTGGACGCTACATTACGAAAAGAGCTTGGTTGCAAACCACTTTATGACCATAGCAGCAGCGCCTCCAGCAGTTCCACTCCCCACCGCGACGCCCTTATCGATGAGTTTACGGCGTTTTAGCTTGACGATTTCACCATTTTGGACCTCGATATTGGTGTGCATGGCCCGAATATAATGGAACATCGTGTTCAGTTTCTGGTCCTGTCCATAAGTCTCGAAGACCTCAGGAGGTACAATGTACGATTCTTTGTCCATAAATAGTTCCTAATCCATTCATGAAGGGGTTAAATCGAGAGCTGACGGGCATTTCTCTGCCAATTCTATTCTCTATGCACCCATGACAGTATTAATGTCAGAGGAAGCGACTTCCATGACTTTACCTATATTGGTAGGAGCTACGCCCATAACTTTATTACCATACTGTGCGGCGGCTGAAACAAACCCAAATTGAGGATAAGACGGTTCCCACATAGCATAAGGCTCATAATAGAGCTGCGCGACTTCACTGTCACTCAATGTTCTCCGCCAAATCCGAACATCATCAATACCACCTTCCCAGGGATTGACGGCACCAGTAGTTTCAAGTCCTATTCTTAACGGAGAATCCACGGCTGAAAGAAGAGTAACTACAGCACTATTAGAAGCTATCAATACACCATCCCTATATAACCTCATACCATTAGGTCCCCACGTACCGACATAATGAAGCCAGGTGTTTAATGGGATAGTAACAGGATCGGCAATCCACTGAATGGTATTATCGCTGTCTCTGTTGAAATCGAAGACCATTTTTCCGGGCGCTTTAGCATCAGCATCTATCTGCAACTTTACATCATCAACGTAGCCTGCTTTATCTTTCATTACCAAGGTGGCTCTATCAGTAGTCGTGGTATATGCACGTGCGGAGATTGTCCCTTCTCCCCCTACTCGGAAACGCACATCTGTTTCCTCCATATAATCATCTGTAGTAAAGAGTAAAGCTGGCCCACTTGGACCAGGAATCCATCGAGGGCCATACAGTATACTTTGATGATCTATATTCCCATGATTGCTGTGATCCCAGATCTGATCTCCTGAACCTTCATTCATAATCCAACATCCGAGCAATTTATCAGCAAGAGGGTGGCCAGGATTAACTTGTCTGCCAAGAGGAGGTTTATGAGTATACCTCATTTTAGACACCCGTTACTTTGCTTATCCTACAGTGGGTATGGATAGTTGCACCATCAGGGTCATAAGTATTGTTGTAAAGAACCCTGCATCTATTGGCGCCAAATGGTATCTCTACGGCGTATTGTCCAACAACTTCATTCGTAGCATGGTCAATATCAAAAAGGACACTTGTAGTTTCTTGCTGATTGGTAAGGCCGTCTTGAACCGTGATCGTATCTCCCGCATCACCGCCGTTTGCTGTTTGGAATACGATTTCGCTATTAGCAACTGTACCATGTTCTATGAATTTGAATTTGCCATCATTGTCCATGTTATTTGTAACAGGGTTAGTCACACCTAGCACTGTCTGACCAGCAGCTTCTTGATTTGCCAAATTCACGCTAATAGGCGTTCCCGTTACACTGATAAATCTAGTCAGCGTATTCCAATGTTCATCTCCAGTTGTGTTACTAGAAATCTGGACAATTATTTCCGAACCAGTATGTGCTGTGGCACTGGAAAGAGCTACATCAATATGAAGCATCGCACTGTAGCAATCAGATATATCGACCTCCGCTCCTTCTCTTGTTGCATTCTGAGCTACTTCTGCCCACTCATCAACGGCTGCTACACTCTTTGTTAAAGCCATTGTTTATCCTCCTTATCCTACTAAATTATTTTGGAGATAAGTTACAGCAGTATCCAGTTGAGAAGCATTGAATATTTGCTGTTCACTTTTATAATCGTCAATCGCTTCTTGCATTTTCTCCAGCAAGATTTGAACCTTTTGCGAGATATTCTGTCCGGGCCTATAACGAACAGAAAAATCTTTATTGATAACTTCCTGTCCGCCATCGGTACAAGTGAGATTAATGGTAATACTCCACAATTTGTCCAGTTCTTCCCGAACCGAAACTTTGCTTACTGTGATTACTAAAGCCATTTTTGCCTCCTATGATGTATTAAGCTATTTCAACCAAAACGTAGCTTGGATTAAAATACATGCGATCAGCATGAGTAGCAATTCCAACAACTTGTACTTGGTCTCCAGAGCCAGATGGAGCAGTCTGCGTGAGCCCACCAGTCGTCGTACTGGCATAGATTAGACCGCCAACAGTCCAGTTCCAAGTATCATCCCGGATAAATCCACGCAGTAGGACTTTCTTGGTGCCTGTTCCGGTTTCAAGAGCTAAAGCCATGACAGGCATTGTAGCCGCAGCATCGGCATCTGCTTCGTCAAAATTACCATCAGAGACCATGTAAAGGGCTGCACCAACACCAGTGGCGTTTGCATCTACTGTCATGGAAGAGATAGCACCAGCCGCCGTATGATCAGTATCAAGCGCATCTAAATACTCGACATTACCATCAGCGATAACGATATCTCCGCCATAGACATCCAATTTGCCTGTTGGGGCAGTCCATCCACCAATAGTACACGCACCACCTCCACCACCTATGAACGTGTTGGCAGTGAGACTAAGAGCAAGAGGCACATGACCACTGGCATAACCACGTATATAACCTACGTCTGATCCATATCCAGGATCTTCAAAAGTAAGTTGTAAGAAGTTAGCAGTGGCTCCATCCTTTTCTATGACCAGACCATTGTTACCAGTACCACGTATCCTGACCGTTGAAGAAGCCTGAAGTACCCACTCTCCACCATCTGAAGTGATGCCATCAGCTTGCAAGGTATCACCATCATGAGTATGAGCGAGGGTAACACCTAATTGAAAATCTGTACCAGCATCGTCAGTAAACCACAATTCATTAGGTGTCGCGGTATTGACCCAAATCTGGCCTTTGCCTGCAATGTCAGCTTGAGCATCAGCAATTTCTGTCAGATAAAGACTGCCGCCCTCGACGTGAAGATCACCAGCCGTAATGTAAAAGTCTTTAAGGGCATCCAATTTAAGAGCATCGGTATCTGTGTTAGGACCAATGAAAAAGTCATCTTCATTGGCAGCAATAACCCAGTTATCAATACTTGCGTCATGATCAGCCGCAACGTACAAAGTGATAAAGCCACCAACAACTGATCCAGTACCATGACCCCAAAGAGCCAACGAACCTCGAAGTGTATCTTCAACACCCACTCTTATGTTTCCGCCAGTGCCAGTGTCTTGTTCCAGTTCAATATAAGTGGTGCCCGCACTTTGAACGCGAAGATCTCCATCAGTAATATAAAGATCCTTATTGGCATCCAGTTTCATAGCATCCGTATCAGTGCTCGGTCCGATGATAAGATCGTCTTCGTTTGCCTGAAATGCGTAATACGAAATCGTATCATCATGAGCATCACCAGTGAATGCCCAAACAGCACCACCTTGGGCGCCGCTTGCATCACCCAGAACCTGCAACTCACCACCCACGACTCCGTCTGCTCCAAAAATGACTGTACCACCTAAAAACTGAGCATTATTCGCGTAGAAGTCATCGTCGGTTTTCAAGGAATTGGCAGCAGAGCGATAGAGGTTTGTGTCAACGGCACTCGCACCTCCAGGACCCCAATCCATTCGACCGTCTGCCCGGATCTGCAATCGACCAGTCCCGGTTGTATCTGTATCGCCAGAAACCAACAAATGCAGAGCAACATTGGCCGCCGCTGCGTGGGTCCATTTTGTTAGATGGATATCATTATCCTCTGCTTCAAGTTCCAATAAGTGAGCGTGTCCTGGATTTCCAGTGCTCTGATGAATGTGTAGAATTGCTCCAGTATAAGCACCACTGGCTTCAAGATCTAATGGATTGCCTGAAGGATTTGACCATCGAAATGCTATTTCCCTAGTAGTCATTTGAAAGGTTTTATTCCCGTCAGGATTGGAAATATCATTCAGCTTATGGGTATGATCATCAATGGTATCCATGGCTTTTTGGACAGTGTTATCCGTTGAACTCAAAATACCATCGAAGTTCGTGGTAGTTAGAGAAGTGCCAGCTCCCGTCAAGGCATCATCCAAAACGTCAAGTGCGCGTTGAATGGAATACTCTGAGGAACTTAGGGCGTTGTCAAAGTCAGTCGTATCAAGACGACGAACTCTTACGCCGTTTATAAATTCTGCCATAATAATCCTCCTTAGTCAAGTCTCTGCGCCAGGATCTCCAGACCCCACAGTTTGTCATTCGTGTTGGCCCAAGTACAATAGACAATATCCTTTGCCTTGAGAGGGACTGGTTCATCCATGAACGACAGATCAGCTAAATCTTGCACGCCATTCATATCGCTGGTATAGATGTTGTAATCCCACGCGGCGCCCATGTCAGAGTCTATGTTGATGACAAAGTTCTCTGTGGTAGCACTGGCAGCATCGAGATGCAACTTAAAACCCATAAAGAGCCAATCCTCATCGAACTGCAATCCGGGACGAGCTATCTCTGTGCCAGCAGGAGTCTCCGCTACATACTTTCCGAAAATGAACAGACTGTTCGCATCCGGCGCGGAATGGATTCTACGCAGCCCATTGTAGTTCGTGGTTCCCTGAATAAAGATATGAGTGGGACGGTCGAACTGGGCTGGGGCCTTGAATCCGTGGTCCGTCATAGTGATATCAACGATACCGTCTCCTATCCCAGGATATGTGGATGTTACATCCACTATCGCTGTATTGTCCAGCAAGGTATTCATCTCCTCGTCACCTGAGAAGTAATAAAATTCTAATCTTCCTTTCGCAAGGTTACCCATGTTACTTACCTCCTCTAACTTGTTTTTTGGTTATAGTTGCAATCTCGCCTAACTTACCAATGCTCTCGAACTTTGGTATCCTAGGAGAGGGTGATTTCCGTTTACTGTCTAACATGTTCCAGATCTCTTGCGCCTTGACACCTGTTCGCAGCTGTTGATAATATACAAGAGCCTTGACCAGTTTATCAAGGTCCTCAGGTGTCAGAGATTTGAGGAACTCCTCCCTGTGTTCTTCTCGCAGTCCTGACATAGGATCCATATTAGCCAAAGACTGCTTTAATCCTTTTTGTGTGCCACCTAACTCGAAGTATTTCTCCATGTAATAGAACATGGCCTCCTCATCATTGAGACGCATGGCAGCCCGCGCATTGTAGAGCACTTTGCCGCGAGGAGTCAGCCACCAGCCTTCGCCGTACACTTTTTTCTCCTTTTGGAACCGACGCTTGGCACTCAAGAAGTCGAAGTAAGCGGCCTCGAACGGATCTGCCTCATACCACATAGCCTTCTTAGTGCTCTTGAGCCAATTCCATAATGGCGTACCTTTGCTAGGTATAGGCCGGATAAAAGCATCCACCAACGCATCGTACTCGTTCTCCAAACCAACAGAAGCAGCGACATGACGTATGCGGTCGCGGATAACACGACGCTTAAACACGTCGGGGAACATTGCCTGTCTAGTTAACAGCTCAGCGCCAACCTTGAGGAATGGAGTACCACCCTGCACGATGATGTTGACCGGGGCTCGTGCCATCTCGGTCATCTTTTCACGTAAAGTCTTACGTCCCTTAATGATGTCTTCAACATCGGAGTCCAACGTGTCTAGCGAGATCCATTCTAGCAAATCACCCATGGCGCCTAAGCGGCTGAAGTATTGTATGTCGCCATCATCGTCTTTGGAAGTCCACTTGCCCTGTGCCAGTTTAGCGAGGTTGGGCAAAAGAATGTGAGGCAACTCTCTGGATCCTTCAGGCAGTTCGTCATCTTCCCCATCAAAAGTAGTATTCCAAAGTTTCATCATGGCTGTGAGGAAGAACACGTTGAGCATCAAGGAGCCTATACGAAACGCCATGTAAGGACTGCGTATCGCCACAGTCTTTAACGCTGTGCTGGCGACTCCACCCATGAGTCCCCTGTCTTGGTAAGCATTTCTCATCAGTTGATAATAACGACGGAAGTTAACTTCTTTCCAAGACCAGAAAGGAAACCAGTGCTCACGGATGTTTTGTCCTGTGATGCCAACGCGGTCGTAAGCACCGAGCAACTCGTTAGAGAGCCAGAAGGCACGCATCTTGGTGTCAGCGATGCCAAGGATTTCCTCCGGATTGGAAGCGCCAAAGTTCGCAGGTTTGCCTTTTGGATCCGCACGCATCTGCTCTAAGTAGTCGAGATAATTGGCATATCTGAGTATAGCTTCCCTGAGATCGGTGTACTTCCTGATGGTTCGGTAGATGCTTTTGACTCCTTTAAGAGTAACATCCTTCATGCTCTTCACGTCGGAAAATTTAATCATGTCTTCGCTGAATCTCATGAAACTGTCAAACTCATCCATCTCTTGTGCTTGAAGCAATGTGCCGTAGCCACCAAGTTCGATCCAGTCGTTCATGTTTTCTGTCATAGTGGGCTTACCAAAGACGCTCTCGAATCGGGCTTTGTTTTTTGCGCTGAGGTTAGCGTAGTTAGGACTCTGCAACATGGCAGCGTGAGCCAACTCAATGGTGGCTTGTTTGACCTTTTTGATCCCACGGACGTTACCAGCAAACACAGCATCCATATCACCAGTGAGGTTACGGAAGTTATACTTGATCGCACGACGAGGCATCAACAACTGCCACTGCTTCCAGGCCTTCAGGGCTTTGCGATTGAATCTCCAGGCATTGGCCCTCGGTCTGGTGAGACTGTTCAATGTATCCGCCACTTCGTTCTTAACAACCAGTGTGCGTTTCTTACCGCCGAGCGCAAGGACACCGCGAATTTGAGATTCCTTGACTTTAAGATCTGTCATGCCCTCGGCGATCATGTCCTCGACCAGCGTCTCAGGAATGCTGTATACATGGTAGAACATGTTGCCACGCTCCGGCTGGAACGTAGTATAATCAGGATGAGCCCTGACCAGCTTCTCCCAGGTAGCAAACTCAGGCCCCAGGATTTCTTTGACGGCGGCTTTTCGTTCGGATACACCTTTAAATATAGTAGCGGCTGCTCCTTTGGCTGCACCACCAGCTGTGCGTTCTTTGAGAATGTAGTTAGACAGTTTCAATAATTGAGAATCATAAGGCGCCTTCAGAGGAACGCGGTCATCAGAAGTCCAGTCTTTGCCCATCTCTTGTTTGATCTCAGTGTTAATCAACCAGTTGTTACCCAGTTCTGTTACGAGTCCAGCATACTCAAGATTAGGGCCTAGAGGCAGCTGCTCGGCAGCGGCAAGTTGACCCAAGCGATCAAAGCCTATTGCCATTTTGGTTCCTAACTTTTTATAAAGCTCTTCCCCAGTCGGACGTTTCTGACCTTTAGGAACATCCATCTCCTGAGCATAAGCATTCAGGAGGGAGATGACGTTACGATAATTTCTGGAAGCTGCCTCTACTCTAAACAGATCCAGCTCATCATAGTTTCGTCTCACAGAATCTATCGTATTGGCTATCTCAATATCGTAAAGCAACTGAGACATGACCTCATGCTCGACTTTCAGATAGTTGGTCATGATCATGGCCTGAGATCCGGTGCGTGTCTTGAGGAAGGGACGGCCAACAGGAGTTTTGAGGCGTTCACCAGTTCCATAGATGCCAGCATCGTCCACATAGTCTAGGACAACGTGCCTGAAGTAATGCTGACGTTTGAGTCGCTCCTCTAAGTTGATGCCAATATTCTTCATGGCCTGGATATACTGACCTCTAAGTTTTTTCCATTGAGCATCACGTTTCTTCATGGCTGCTTGGACAACAGGAGCTGCCAGCTTTTCCACTTCGGCTAGTTCTAAGTCTACTTCCTCTTCAGTCATGCCACCAGCCAACCTGACCCTATCACCCTTCTCTTTTTGATATTCAGCTTCTTCCTTGAGGTCTCGCAGTATAACCCAGTCGCGGAAATTATGGTAATCAACTTCGTTCAGGTCGGCAGTGATATCACGGATTGTGCCAAGTGCTTTGGGAGTAACGATACCTTTCTGTTTGGCGAGCTTCAACAGGGAAGCACGCAGTTCGGCGAATTCTGTTGCTTCAGGCCCTTTACGTGGCAGATGCTCGAACTCTCTAGTAGCTTTGGCCACGGCAGTATTCCATCCTCCTTTGAACCGTTCCCACAAACCAGGATCGGCCACGTCTTCGGCTTCTCGCCATTGGGACTCGCGTTCCGGCGATTTGAAAATATGCCTCTCAACTCCTCCTTCTAATACGCCTTCCCTCAATGCCAGGGCTTGCCTAGCAGTGAGATCATGTCGCATCGTTGTCGGGAGCACTCCACCAGAGAGTAGCTTACCGAATACATCCTCAGGTCTGGTCCAGCCTTTGCCTTTCAGCCAGTTCTTTAAAGCCTGGAGGAATCTCTTCATGCGGAGCAGAATCCGTTTTACAGGACCGGGCAGGTTAGGCAGAGCCCGCTCGTCCACAGCCAGTTCGGCGAAAGCGTCACCTTCTTCTTCAACAGTAGTAAAGTGACGATCCAGGACTTTTAGGTCTCCCTTGGCAATATAACCACTACCACGATAGAATTCATACAGTTCGTGGAAGGAAGTACGAGTCAGAGCTTCAAAGGTCGGATGGTACATAGAAAGTTGTACTGTAGCTCGTCCACCCTGGAGAAAAGTGATCGCACCGGGTATAGCCATCATGGTCGGGTCTTTCACATCATACCCGCGCTTCTCCCATTGTTCTAAACTTGCTCGTGCCAGTTCAGGATCGATCTCAACCCAAGGAGTGATCTGCACGTCAATAGCATCCAAGACTTCTTTTGGGGCACCGCGCTTTGCCCAAATAGACTTAATAGCTTTGGCTGTGGCCTGGAGGTTAGCCATCTGATTATTACTAAGATGGTAAATGGCATTGAGACTGAGAGCAGTGTCTTCCTTTTTAGGACCGACTATTCCAGTGCTAACGATGGTATTAGGATCGACTTCAGGAAACGCATCCAGGATATCAGAATGCAGTTTGCCTTTAGTCTCATACCGTGTGCCGTCAGCAGTGATGATGAATTTATTGCCAACTGTTCCCTTCGTAGTTCCTTTGGTGGGTTTAGTCTGCTTCAGTTTAGGCAAGGCCTTCATACTCAACTTCTGCGTCTTGGGAGAATAGAAATCAAGTTCCAGCTGGGCTTCTTTCTTAATTGCCTTGCGAACAGGTTCTTTATGGATTTTCTTTGCAGCCTCTACTGCTTCTGGAGCATGGATCTCAGGTCTCTTTATTACATAGGCCGCGAGACTGGGAGTCTTCTCAACCTGCTCTCTTGTAACAGCTGGTTCGGTGGGTACTTCAGGAACAGGAGGCTTCTCAACCACAGGGACCTTTTCAACAGGCGGCGCAACAGGTGGTTTCTCAACAGGAGGAACTTCTGGTTTCTCCAAGATCTTCTCTAGGACTTTCTTGCGTTCCGGAGTTACTGCCGGGACTGCTTCAGGAGGAACTTCTTTAGGTGGAACACGCTCAGCTACTTCTTCAATACGGGCCTCCTCCACAACCTCTTCCATCTCAGGCTCAACCCCGAACAGTTTTTCATGTTCCTCGATCTTTGCTATGACAGGAGTGGCTCTGTCAGGAGGAAGTACATCAGCCACGACTTCCTTAACAGCTTCAACGTCTCCAGGATCCAAGAATCCGGACTTTATGCCGTCCTCAACAACGCCCGGAGTATCAGTTTCTACTGCACTGAGCATTTCGTCTATGCGCTTTTTGTCGCGGCTATAAGCCATCTGGCTGAATGGAGCCTGTATAGTGCCAGCAGCACCGAACAAAACGCCAGAGCCAACGAATCCAGCAGCGCCTCCGCGTACCATCTTTGCTGCCAAGTCTCTTTTGTGTTTCCAGACGTCGTCTAGGATCTCTTCAGTGGACATCTGAGGGTTAGCGGCATACGTGTGCGCGATCTCTTCAGGGACAGTTTGCATGGACTCTTCTACTGCTTCCACGGCGGAAGACTTGATGAGGTTCTTGATGAAGTCCTGTGCGCGAGATACAACTTGTTTCTTAATACCGAACTTAGAAAATTTGCCAACCAGTTTGGTGAAGAATCCCAACTGGGTAAGGTTACCGAGAAACTCGATGGGCAGCTGAGTAGTAGCAGAAATCATGGCGGCCTCGAAGGCACGGTCTTTGTCCACTCCTTGCTCAATGTACTCTTCATAGGACGAACCGAATAGATGAGAGAATGTAGCGACAACACCAGCCAGAGGATTAACCATAGTGATGCCCATCTCAGGCAGAAACTCGGCGGCACCAGCGACGGCCTGTCCAAAGAAGTCCTCGCGTTTTGGTCTCTCAGGAACCTTGGCAATAGTGTTTTTAAGTTTGCCAATGAATTCATTCTGACGTTGTTCCTGGAACCTGATCAATTCTTCTTTCCATGCCTGATCATCAAGGGGACGACCCATTTCCCGCTGAGCTTCGGACCATTCTTTCATGTGGAAGCGAGTATGAGGACTAGGTGTACGATGGAAACTTGGAGTTTCTGTTTCCGCACGGACATTGCGATGCTCCTCGAATCCGAGCAAAGTATTCAGATGACTGCGAGCAAAACCACTGACGATGGTTTTACCAACATCAACGCCTAATGTCCCGGCATATTGTACTGCTCCACCAGTTTCTTGGCCTAGCTGCTCTTGGACAGCTTGATCGATTACCTCATCCGGAGTTCCTTCAGGAAACTCAAGAGAGACGCCCAGTTCCTGTATTTCTACGAGTGGCATATATTCCTCTGTTACTTCTTGCGAATGATTACGTTATACGATTTACCGCCTTTACCCTTGTAAACTTTGACCGTGCCCTTGCCTGTGATATCAGTAGGTACAGTTATTGTTTCTGCTCCAGCTCCCTCAGCAACAATGCCGAAATTATCCAGAATCTTTTGGAGTTGATTTCTGTAAATGGCATCTATCTCCGGAGGCATATCAGGTTTGGTATTCATCAGGATCCTCAGTTTGCCAGCAGCGCTATCAGCATCGACAGGGGCTTCAGGGTCACCTGGCACACCAAACTGTTTGAAGATATCATTGATCATTCTCCATGCGTTAGTTACCTCAGGAGGAACCTTAGCAGGCTTCTTTTCCGCAGGTTCTTTAGTAATATGTGGAGTAGGAGTCCATTGTCTCGTGTCCGGATCAAATTCGTACCTTCTCATGGCCTTGGCCTTGGGATCCCAGAATTCCTGGGCTTCAGGAGCTTTTCTGCTCTCGGCAAAGGTCTTAGCAGACGCATCAAATTTATTCATCATCCAGTTGTACTGTCTAATGCCCACTTCCTGTAGTTCCTCGCCTTCACGAAGTTTGTCAGCACGAAACATCTTCAGGACAGAGAGCCAATGTTTTCTCTCGTCGTCGTCCATCTTATCTCTGTCTACCCAAGCAACACGACCACCAAAGACGTGCCCAAAAAGTGCAGGCAACTCTGACATTGATTGTTCCATGTAGGATACAGGATTGAAAGTCAATGGGTTGAATCCAACCTGACTAAACACTTCTTGCTCGAAGCCTTCACGGTTTTCCCATTGGACACGTTTAAAGTCTTTAGGAGGCCTCTCACCTGGAGGTGGAGCTTCTATAGCGCGTTTCATCCCTGCCACGGCTTCTTCTGGTGTCCGCGCCGGAACACCGCCCGGACCAAATTTAAATGCTCCAGGAAATGCCCTAGCCACAGCTTCCGGAGTGGCTCCACTTGGTATAGGTTCTCCGCCTTCCATTCTTACACGCCCAGGTTCGCGTGTGATCTTCGCTATCGCGGCTTCCGTTTCATCTTTCGGAGCGCCAGGAACAGCAGTTTCAGCAGCAGCAGGGGCGACCCTAGCTTCTCTTTTGGTAAGTGGACCTTTTGGACCACGCGCTCCTTTAAACGCGGGCTCTGGCATCATGCCTCGACGTTTCAAGTCGTCTATCTCGATACGAAGTTCGGCTGACCTGGATTGCAACTCGGATAGACGCTCGTCATATTTTATATTACTTATGGGTCCCCCCATGACCTGTGCGACAGCTGGAGTAACAGAAGTCAACCAGGTAAGTTCATCATCAACCGATCTGAGTTCTGTTTCCCGTTCGTTCAGTTCGTTTACAAGATTGATAGCCATAACTCCTCCTATACGACTCTTGGCCTGATCGTGCTCAGTTGAGGACCACGCCTCATTTGTATCCCAGCTCCTCCGCCTCCGAACTCGATGTCCTCACCAGCTCTAGCTCGACGGGCCTGTTCCTCAGTAAAGATGGGCGTAACAGTCGAGATTTCACGACCGCTTGTACGGAATCGTTCCAGTGCGGCTTGATACTGGGCCATACGTTCCCTATTTTCAACTTCTCTTTCAGCTGCTTCCATCTGTAATCCAGCACCAAAGGCTTCTCGATACCCTCCAGCTAGACCAGCTCCATACTCCTGCAATGCAGATCTCACAAACCTTCTTCGCATCTCAGGATTCTCATGTGCTCTAGTGAGCGCACGATTCAAGGCAGTACGAAGCAGCCTGATGTTAGGTGCGAGCATTTTCTGAGTGAGAGCACGAATGCGAGATTCATCTACTCGCCGTAATTGCAGAGTTGGCATTTGACCCTCGAACGTCGTTCTACGAGTTGTCACTTGCCCTATAGGCTGTCTAGCAGCTCCCGGTGCTCCTCTACCAGTCATGCGTGGGGTTCCACTAAACGGAAAAGGTTGAGCCATTCTTCTGGTAGGCTCGGCTCCTGCTCCTGCTCCGCCGTATTGAGGATATCCGGCATAACCACCAGGAGTGGTCGCGGACAGAGATGCTCCAACAACTCTTGGTGCTGATATAGGTGGTCTAACAAACTCGCGGCCTCCTTGTGGCCTATCAACCCATTCTCCTGCGCCACCAAACGGATCAGATGGATAACCTTCCTCATATCGTGTGATAGCCATTTTAAATTCTCCTTATCTTTAATCTTTCCACAACATGTGCATGATATAAGGTTCAGCTTCGTCTACTGGCTCCTTGGTGCTGAACTCCTCATACCAGCATTTTTCACAAATCCATTGACTTTTTTCGTCGTCATTGCCTGTCTTCGTGCATTTATTATCATTGACGGGCAGGATTCTCATGAAATATCTGCACTCCGGGCATCTACGAAGTAACATTCTACGTGGGGGACCAGGAAGTTGAGGTCCCGGATCCTCTATAGATGCCAACCACTCTTTTACATCTGCGATATCTTTGCCATGCTGAAGTAAAGTTTCTATGATGTTCACGCACGTCTGGATATCAGCGAGCCGGAATGCTTCTAGGATCTGGCCCATCGTAGTTTTTTCTTTAGGTTCGTCGCAGCCTTCACATCCCATTTTAACACTGCCAAGTTCTGTATTTTAAAACGTGATTAAAAAAACAAGGACCATTTCCACTTGGAGGCGGACATACACTATTGTCACAAATGGTCTTGTCTGATATTCCCTGGTTCTTGCCGTACACCAAAGCCAAACTATTATCGCACCAAGTACCACCAGCGTCACCACATGTGGGTGAGTTATCAAAATCCACGCAGCAGTTAGTACACGCAGAACCACCAACCGTGGTCGTTTCTTGATATTGCTGGTATTTACCAACTGTTTTGGTACATCCTGTATTAGGGCCTCCACCAATAAGAACACAGGTGGCACCAGCATTCCCAGTTAAGATGATCCCAGGATCTGTATACGCACCCCACGTACCGCCAGTATTTCTGATCTCAAAAGAAACGCTTGTTCCGCACGCATCGGTCACTGTGATATCGGCATATGGATCATAGTGTACGCCACAAGTCCCGGATGCACTCGTCAAAGTATTGTTACGAGCAGAAGTCTGGGCGCTGCCAAATGTGTACCCTGTGCTGCTTGTTGACCAATTAAATGGACCCAGACCACCAGTAACATACATGGTGATATTTCCGCCGGGAGCAATCGTATCTGAAGTAGAAGCATCGTCAAAGGCTAACGCAGGAGTCACAGGACATTCTAGGCAAAAGACTTTGACGGTACTTATACATTGGGATTTACCTGCTACAAGAGTGATCCAACGGTCTAGAATAGGATGATAGTATTCTCCTTCCTCGTTACCTTTATCATCGTAAACCATTTTGATCTTGGTGCTAGTACCAGAATCAATTAGGCTTCCCCAAGTGTTGCCAGGAGGATAGAACCAGACTTCTCCAGTAAGACCTTTCTTCTCAAGCCATATTTTTTTACTGAAACTGATTTCGTCACCATTAGTAGATTGAGCACGATCAGCTACGAATCCTTTCCAGTTACCGACTCCACCATCAAGCAGTCGCGTCCACGCGCCGTAAGAACATTTAATAGGCTCTCTACAAACAGCTCTGTTGGCGCTTCGTTTATGACGGCAATGAATGATGCACTGGAATCTCCATGCACTTTCTTCCCTGCCTAAATTAACATCAGTCGATTCTTCAGGACCATAAGGACCTTCCAAATCAAATGGTGATGGATACCAATCATCCATCGCTGGATAACTGACTTCAGGATCTAAGAGGTACGGTTTTATCTTCTCCGAATGCTTCTCTTGAACTTCCCAGTCACGACGAGTCTGCGTCGCTCGTCTCATCATATTGGGAAACGAGGATCCAGGCCTTTCATGATAAGGCTTAACACCGCTACTAGGAGTAGCTTTAGATGTCGGTCGGGTCTTTGTCTTGCTCATTAATCTTCATTCTGTGGTCAGTGCGATGTGGCACACCCACTATAACTTGATCAGAGGGCAGGGGCTCGCCAGTTTTTGGGTCTTTTATCGGGACTACTTTTGTCAGTTTCTCCAGATGTGGAGGAGAGTTCCCTCGCCTTGGGATGACCCGCTGCCCTCGAAGATGTGGTTTTGTAAAATCTATAGCGCTCATTAAGCCCTCTCGTGTCTGCGTTCTTTCTGCGTTTCGATATAC